AGGTAAAACATATAAAATTAATGCAACTGATGTTTTGAGCGCAACAACCCTTGGAAGTGGAGTAGTTAACTCTTCATTAACATCAGTAGGAACTTTAACTAATCTTGTCGTATCGGGTGGAGTTAATGTTACTGGTGTTGTTACTGCAACTGACTTCAACTCAACTTCGGATAGAAACCTGAAGGATAATATCCGCACAATCGAAAATGCATCCGAACTGGTTGGAAAACTGGAAGGCGTACACTTTACTTGGAAATCAAGTGGAGCTGAGACCTGCGGTGTCGTTGCTCAACAGATTGAAGAGCATCTGCCACAACTTGTACAAACAGGTGAAACTCATAAGACCGTTAACTACAATGGTCTTGTTGGTGTTCTGATCGCTGCTGTTCGTGAGCAAGGCGAAATGATCGCTGCGCTTAAGGCAGAAATTGAAGAACTTAAGAAGTGATTTATCACTAATTAAGTTTTAATCGGGGGGGCACTATGCCCCCCTTTTTAACTTTTGAAATACTATAAATAACTATGAAATTACCATTGTTTACATAAAAATGGCAATTAAAATATCGGGTTCAGATATAATTGATAATAGTAGAAACATTGTCAATGCTGGCATTGTAACTTCTACTCAAGGCGTTTTTATTGGCGCACAGCAAGTCATCAACTCTTCCGGTGTCTGGGTGGGATCTAATAGTGGTCTTCAGGGCGCTCAGGGCCGTCAAGGAACCACAGGTTCTCAAGGCACCAATGGTACACAGGGAACTACGGGTTCAACAGGTCCCACAGGTTCTCAAGGTACTACAGGCACTCAAGGTACAACTGGTACTCAGGGAACAACTGGTACAACTGGTACTACTGGTACACAAGGAACTACAGGTCCAACAGGTCCAACAGGTCCAACAGGTCCAACAGGTCCAACAGGTCCTACAGGTTCGCAAGGTACTACAGGTTCAACAGGTTCAACAGGTCCAACAGGTCCAGCAGGTCCAGCAGGTTCTACAGGCCCTACAGGTGCTCAAGGAACTTCTGGAGCAGCTGCTCAAAAAGGATCTAAAACATTTACGTCTCCGGGAACTTTTGTTACCGGAACTGATTGTCCAACCACTACAGCAACGGTTAAAGTATCTGCCTGTGGTGGTGGCGGACATGGTGGTCATGCCAGCCATCACACCACCGGCGGAGGTGGCGGCGCTAGCTCACTTTCAGTATTTTATAGAAATATAAGTCATCCACAAACATATAATATTACTGTCGGTGGTGCAGGGGGACAAAGTTCGGTTAATTTTCCCGGACCAACTGCCCTTCACGTTTTTCCGGCAGGTCAACCCGCTAATCACACTCAACCAGGGACACCAACCTCAGCGCCGGGAGCTGCATTTGTAGATTCTCATGGTACTAATTACACGCCCGGAGGAAATTCGATAGGAAAATTTGGTGGTGGAGGCAACGCCGGGCATTCGAACCGGCATGGAGAACAAAATAACTGTTCCCCAGGGCAAAGTGGATCTCGTCATGGAGCTGGTGGCGGTGGAGGTGGAAATGATTGCTGCGACCACAACTGTGGCGGGGCTGGCGGGTCTCCTGGTATTGTAATTTTTGAATTTTAATTGCTTTTTAGAGGTAAAAAAATGTTTAAAGATTACGCTTTAGTAAACAAAGAAACACAAATTGTATCCGACATAGTTGTATGGAACGGAGAAAGTTGGCTTCCAGAGGAATACTTTGAATTATATGATATTATTCCACTTGATCCAAATATAAAAGGTCATTTAGCTTCTCCGGGATTTACTTATAGAGCAGAATTAAATAATTTTCTTCCTTTGCCACCAGATGAACATCCAGAAAGATATTATTTTGATGAAGAAGCATATCTATGGAAAGAACTTCCAGAATAAGCTTATTCATCTTAATTGCATTATATAACGATTTATTATTTTTATTTTATGAACAACTTTGTATCATTATGTCTAGAAATGGGCGGAGACATCCGCCCATTAATTATATCTTCCGAAGTTACAAATGGAACTGGATTATTTAATCCATCGGTCATAATAGATAACGGAAGATTGCTTTTAAATCTTCGTCATTGTCAATATACACTTTATCATTCCGAATTAAATAAGTATGAACATCAATATGGTCCATTGGTGTATTTGAATCCCGAAAATGATATAACTCTTACAACAACGAACTATATTTGCGAACTAAATCAAAATTTAGATATTGTACGATATGCAAAAGTAGATACTTCTAAATTTGATCAAGAACCTTTGTGGGAATTTGTCGGTCTTGAAGATGCTAGATTAATAAAATGGGACAATAAATTTTATATTTCGGGCGTTAGAAGAGATACAACTACAAACGGACAGGGGAGAATGGAACTCTCCGAAATTCAATTTTTTGAAGATTCTGTAAAGGAAGTATCGAGATTCAGAATACCTCCTCCAGGCAATGTTGATTCTTATTGCGAAAAAAACTGGATGCCTATTACTAATATGCCATTTCACTATGTAAAATGGACAAATCCAACGGAAATTGTTAAAGTAGATGTAGAAAATAAAACCTGCACAACTGTTTTTTTGGGAGAAAAACATTCATTGAAAAATGATTTAAGAGGAGGATCTCAAGTAATACCATTTAAAGATGGTTATCTAGCTTTAAATCATGAAACCGTTTTGTATAATAGTGAAGCAGGAAGAAAAGACGGGACATATAGACATAGATTTACTTATTGGAATAAAGATTTTAGTGCTCAAAAATTTTCTAAACTATTTTCATTCATGAATGCAAAAATAGAATTTGTATGTGGCATGGTACAATATAATGATGATATATTCATTACTTTTGGTTTTCAAGACAACGCTGCATATATTTTAAAGGCACCTGTTTCGGTTATAGAGGAAATGTTCGATGATTGATGCTCTTTATAATTACGTAAAAAATACTGAAGATCCAGAATCCAATTATTCTCTTGCAAGAGAATACCATAAAATTGGTCATACTTCATCAGCAATATCATTTTACTTAAGATGTGCTGAAAGAACAGAAAGCAAAACTCTTGCTTACGAGTGTCTACTGCACATGTATGTCTGTTTCCAAAATCAAGGAGACAGACCTTATACTGAAAAAGGTTTATTAGAAAAAGCAATTTGTGTTTTACCAAAAAGACCAGAAGCTTATTTTCTCTTGAGTCGCTATCATGAATGGAGACAAGAATACGCAGAGTCTTATACAATTGCCGAAATTGCACTCAATATTTGCGATTTTGAATCAGAACCACTAAGAGAAAATCTGGAATATTATGGAAAATATCTTTTAATTTTTGAGAAAGCTGTTTCAGCTTGGTGGTTAGGAAAAGCAAAAGAAACTAGAGAATTATTTCATCACCTCGCTGATGAGTATTATCATGAAATGGATGAGATACACCAAAAATCTGTAGAACGTAATTTATCTAGTTTAGGATCTGGTCCAGAATCCCATGCTTTCACACCATACTATAAAGAAGACCACAAATTATTAAGATTCAAATTTAATGGTTCAGAATTGATTGAAACAAATCATGCTCAAATTTATCAAGACATGTTTGTTCTTTCAATGTTGAATGGAAAAACCAATGGAACATTTTTAGAAATTGGTGGCGCAGCACCATATCATGGAAACAATACTGCTTTATTGGAGGAAAAATTTAATTGGAATGGGGTTTCTATTGAATATCAACAACACTTTGTAGATGAATATACTGCTGCGAGAAGAACAAAAGTTCTTTGTGCAGATGCTCTTGAAATTGACTATAAGAAATTGCTACAAGAAAATTTCAATATAAATGTGATAGATTATCTTCAATTGGATATTGAACCACCAAGGAATACTTATGACTGTATGTTAAACATACCGTTTGATGAGTATAAATTTGCAGTTATTACTTATGAACATGATTACTATGTTGATGTAACAAAATCTTACCGAGAAAAATCTAGAGAATTTTTAAAGAGTAAAGGATATATTTTAGTTGTTAATGATTTATCTCCAGATGGTGTTAGCAATTTTGAAGATTGGTGGGTTCACCCAGATTTAATTGACCCAGCAATTTTAAATAAAATGATTTGTGTAAGTTCTAAAACTAAAAAGGCCAAGGATTATATTTTATCTCCAATAGATGAATCCAAAAATTTTACGATTAATCAAAATTTTACCAGCACTGGTTGGATAGTAGATAATTTCTATGAAAATCCTGATGATATTCGCAAGTTTGCTCTAGATCAAGAATATATTGAAGGTGGATTTGGTAAGGGATTTATTGGAAGAAGAACTGAAAAACCGTTTTTGTTTAATGGATTGAAAGAAAAGTTTGAAGATATTATGGGTAAAAAAATTATCAATTGGGAAGAAAATTTAACTAATGGAAGATTTCAAATTTCTTGGGCTGGAGAACCATTAGTTTATCATTGTGATGAGCAAAAATGGGGCGGCATAATTTATCTAACTCCAGATGCACCTTATCAGTGTGGTACTACTTTATATGCACATAAAGAAACAAAAGCAAGAACCTACTATGATGATGGATGGGATGCTGCTTGGAAAAACGTTCCAGGAGATCCACATTTAGATGGAACTGCATTTGAACCAGTGGATGTAATTGGTAACGTTTATAATCGTCTCGTAATTTTTGATGCTAGTTGTATTCATTCAGCTTCACAATACTTTGGTACAGTTAAAGATAATGCAAGATTATGGCAGATGTTCTTCTTTGATACAGAATTATAAATAAAAAAAAGTATTGTTTATAATGTCTCGATTCAAATCTCATAAAACAGTTGAACAGATTGCAAAGAAGCATCGTCTTGATGTGTCTTTCATTCAAAAGCAACTGGATATGGGAGAACCAATTGAGCATGAGCATACTAAAGATCATGAACTTGCAAAAGACATTGCTCTTCAACATCTAGATGAAATTCCAGATTACTACACTCGTTTGAAAAAAATGGAAGCAGATGCTAAAAGGCATCATAAAAAATTTAAAGATGTAAAAGAAGAAAATCAATCTGGAGATAGTTCTCTTCATGATTGGTTTTCAAAATCAAAGTCTTCTGATGGAAAACCTGGATGGGTTCAGTTAGGTGGAAAATATGCAGGTAAACCTTGTGCAAAACAACCAGGACAAACAACAAAACCAAAGTGTGGATCAAGTAAAATGAAGAGAAACTTATCGAAAAGCGAAGAGGAATCAGCGTTTCGTCGTAAGAATAAAAAAGATCCAAATCCAGAAAGAAGTGGAAAAGCAATCAATGTTGCCACAGAAGCATTTGTTGATCCGGAACAAGGTGAAGCTCCTAGTGGAAGATCCCCTTTACAAAATGTATCGGATCATCCAAAAGCATCTGTAAGAAAAAAAGCAGTTAGTGCATTTAAAAAGCAGATGAGTAAAGAATATGGTGGAACTTGGAAGTCAAGAACAAAAGATCCTGTTGATGAGGCATGTTGGTCTGGTTATAAACAAGTTGGAATGAAGAAGAAAGGTAAGAAAATTGTTCCAAATTGTGTTCCTGTGAGTGAAGATCATAAGGAGATCGCATCTGGAAAGATGAAGGATGAAGAAGGATACATGGCAATGGTAGAGTTCGATCAAATCGAAAGAGCTGTTGCAATGTTGAGAAAGCATATTACTAAAGGGGACCAGCAAATTCCTGCTTGGGTTCAATCAAAAATTACTAGAGCAGCAGATTTTATTGACACTGCTGCAGAGTACATGTCAAGCGATGAATCATTAAAAGAAGAAGAAGGTAAGAAGGATGCTTGCTATCACAAAGTAAAGTCAAGATATAAAGTTTGGCCAAGTGCATATGCATCTGGAGCACTTGTTAAGTGTCGCAAGAAAGGTGCTTCGAATTGGGGTAATAAGTCCGAATCAAATACGTATCTTCCAGATTGGGAAGGACCAATTAATGATGGTGAAAAAAGATATTGTCCAAAATGCCAAAAAGAAGAGCATTCTTTTGAATGCAAGTATGGACCAAAATTCTGGTCGCTGTACTCTACTCCAATTGCATTAACTTCAAATCAAATGAAGTATGACATTGCTCAGATTCATCCTGCTAATGAAGAGTTTTCTGAGGCAATCAAGATTCCTGCAATTTATGGAAATGTTCTTTCAATCATTCTGACATGGCGTGGAAAATCTTATATGGCAAAGATGTTCTTCCCTAACGCTAAGATGCCAACAAGAAGGGAAGTTAATGATCAGATTCAAAAAGTTTATCCAGGTTCAACTGTTCTTTCTTATGAAGTATCCAAGGTTCAACCTGGAGAGCCTTTAATTCAGGTAACAGAGGGAGTTGCAGCATGGCAACGCAAGGAAGGTAAAAATCAATCAGGTGGTCTCAATGAAAAAGGACGTAAGTCTTATGAGCGTGAGAATCCTGGAAGCGATCTTAAGGCACCTTCAAAGAAGGTTGGAAATCCCCGCAGGAAGAGTTTTTGTGCACGTATGCGTGGGATGCGTAAAAGACAAAAACCATCCAACAACACTGGCGAAGACCGCCTTTCAAAATCTTTAAGAGCTTGGAATTGTTGAGTACACTATTATAAATAATAATGTAATGAAAGAGGAATGAAATGAAAGTATGTGTTTGCACGAAATGTAAGATAGAAAAGCCAGCAAACCTTACACAATTTCCTCCTCATAATAAAAAAAAGAATGGTTTAGATAGTTGGTGTCGGGTTTGTAGGGCATCATATAGAAGTGAAATCAATAGAGGTAAGTTTAGAGGACAACTTACTGATGTTGAAGTTAAAAACTTGCGACAACAAGAAAAGTGTGATATTTGTGGAGGAACAGAAAACTCTGGTTCCAAAAACAATAAACATCTTGGTAAATTTTATAGTCTTGTTATGGATCATAACCACAGTACAGGAAAGTTTAGAGGAATGTTATGTAACCACTGCAACAGGGGTCTTGGAAACTTCATGGATAACATAAATAATTTATCAGCCGCCATAAAGTATTTGGAAGAGCGAGATAAATGAAAAGTTTTAATCAATTTCTCTCCGAAAGCGTTAACATTTCTGGAGACTTCAACGGTACTTTAATTATTGGAAATGACTCTCAGCAACAGCAGAGAGTTTCTGAGGAGTTTTATGCGGATGTGGTTTGGCAAGGAAGTCTATATAGAATGAAAATAGAAACAGATAATGGTTTACCATCTTTAAATGGTTTATCAGAACAATTGCAAGATCAGTATCCAGGAGCAATTGTGCATCAAATTTATCCTGCAATCGAAGAAAAAGTTAAAATTACAGATTCAAAACGATATCACCCAGCAAAATTAGATTGGATTTGATTTATGGCACAGTGGAATAAGAAAACACAGGACTTCTTAGATCAAGAGAGAAGTCTCTTTGAGGTCTTTAATATTGCGGATCACTGGGGAAATCAAACGGAGTGGAGGCCACAATTTACTGGTAACAATCGTCTCAAAGTTTCTCCATATCAAACAGTATTCTTCAACACCTTCCAGTACGGTAAAGAGACTGATGTATGGGATGAAAGAATAGTTGGAGTTGGAACTGCAACTCATAATGTATCATCAAGCAATGTTGTGATGCAAGTTGGATCAACTGCAGGAAGTAAAATCATTCGTCAAACCAAACAGGTAATGAGATACATTCCTGGTAGATCTGCAACACTTGCATTTGCAATTCGTCTTGATACCCCACAGGTAGGTATTCGTAGAAGATTTGGATTGTTTGATGATAATAATGGTGCATACTTTGAGGATAATGGAGGAACATATTCTTATGTAATTCGCAGCAATACATCAGGTATTGCTACTGAAACTAGAGTAACCAGAGATAATTGGAATGGTGAAAAGTTTGATGGTAATGGTTGGACGGGAGTAACTGCAGATCCAACAAAACAACAAATGATCTCCATCAACTATGAATGGTATGGTGCAGGTATCGTCCAGTTTAATTGGTTGATGAAGAATGAGACCATCGCATCTCATACTTTTGATAATGGAAATACTAATGATAAAGTTTGGTGTTCCACACCATTCTTACCAATCAGAGTTGAAATCGAAAATATAACTGGTGTTGCAGGAACTCATTACATATATCAGGGTTCTAATTCTCTTATTCAGGAAGGAGAACCAGAAAAACTTGGAACTCTTGTAAGTATCGCAAATCCTATTACAGGGACAACGATGACTTCTGCAAATACATTTTACCCCATTGTAAGTATTCGTCTAAAATCTACACAATTATCTGCAGTAATGATTTTGAGATCATTACAAGCGGCAACGAATGATAATACAAATGTATATTGGAAACTTCTTGAGAATGCAACAAACACAGGTGGAACTTGGGTAGATCATCCAGATCCAAACTCCTTTATGCAATATAATATTACTGAAACTGCAACGACTGGTGGAACTACTTTATTGAATGGATTTGTTGTTGGTGGTGGTGCAGCATTGATTGATATTGATGATAAAGCACAACTACAAATTGGTAGAAGTGGTATTGGAACAATCAGCGATACTTATACTCTTGCTTGTGCAAGTCCCAATACTAACAAAGCAGCACTTGCAGTTCTAAACTGGATTGAACAAAGGTAATTTATTATGGGTGACGTATATCTTGGTAATCCACTATTAAAGAAAGCTAATACTCCAATTGAATTTACCGAAGAGCAAATTCTTGAATTTGTTCGATGCAAAAATGATCCGGTTTATTTTGCAAAAAATTATGTAAGGATTGTGACTCTTGATAAGGGTCTTCAACCTTTTGCGATGTATCCATTTCAGGAAAGGTTAGTTAACAATTTCCACCAACATCGCTTTAATATTTGCAAGATGCCTCGACAGACTGGTAAGTCTACAACAGTTGTATCTTTCCTTTTACATTACGCAGTATTCAATGATAATGTAAATATAGGTATCCTTGCAAACAAAGCCGCAACAGCAAGAGAACTTTTAGATCGTTTGCAGACAGCGTATGAAAACTTACCAAAATGGATGCAACAGGGAATCATCTCTTGGAATAAAGGATCTTTGGAATTGGAGAACGGAAGTAAAATTTTGGCTGCTTCTACTTCTGCTTCTGCGGTTCGTGGTATGTCTTTCAATATCCTCTTTTTGGACGAATTTGCGTTCGTTCCAAATCACATCGCAGATTCATTCTTTGCATCGGTTTATCCTACAATTACTTCAGGTAAAAGTACAAAAGTAATCATTGTTTCTACTCCACACGGTATGAATCATTTCTACCGTATGTGGCATGATGCCGAGCGTGGTAAAAATGAATATATTTTTACTGATGTTCATTGGTCTGAAGTTCCTGGTCGTGATGCTGAGTGGAAAAAGCAAACGATTGCAAACACTTCAGAGCAACAGTTCAAAGTTGAGTTTGAATGTGAATTCCTTGGATCTGTTGATACTCTTATTTCTCCAAGTAAACTCAGAACCTTAGTCTATGACCATCCTAAGACCCGTAGCGCGGGTTTAGATGTATATGTGGATCCTATTGAGGAACATGACTATTTGATTACTGTGGACGTAGCCAGAGGCGTAGGAAACGATTACTCGGCATTCACTGTAGTGGACATTACAAATTTCCCACATAGGGTGGTTGCAAAATATCGAAATAATGAAATCAAACCGATGCTTTTCCCAAGCGTTATTGTTGAATTAGCTAAGAGTTATAATGATGCTTTTATTCTTTGTGAAGTCAACGATGTTGGAGATCAAGTAGCATCGATTATTCACTATGATCTAGAATATAATAATCTTTTGATGTGCTCAATGCGTGGTCGTGCAGGGCAAATTGTAGGTCAGGGATTTTCTGGTAAGAAGACTCAACTTGGAGTCAAGATGTCTAAGGCAGTTAAAAAAGTAGGATGCCTTAATTTGAAGACAATGATTGAAGAAGATAAACTCATCTTCAATGATTATGAGATTATGAGTGAACTTACAACGTTTATTCAGAAGCACAACTCTTTTGAGGCAGAAGAAGGTTGTAATGATGACTTAGCAATGTGTCTTGTAATCTATGCCTGGTTGGTAGCGCAAGATTACTTCAAAGAACTTACTGATCAAGATGTTCGTAAGCGTCTCTATGAAGAACAGAAGAACCAGATAGAACAAGACATGTCTCCCTTTGGATTTATTGTTGACGGAACCGATGAAGGGAGTTTTGTTGATGAGGAAGGGGATAGATGGTTTACCGACGAATATGGTGATCGCGCATTTATGTGGGAGTATAGGTAATGGACTTAGATGGCCAGTTAAGACTTGGACATTTATTTTTTACCGAAAGAAAGTGTAGGACTTGCCACAAAGAAAAAAATTTAATCGAGGATTTTTACAGAATTAGAAAAGGTGTTTCAGTTTCCGCGTATTCTTATGAATGTAAAGAATGCACAAAGAATCGAGTTCTAGCAAATAGAAAGTTAAAAAATCAAAACATTTTATGGGAATATCCGGACTGGTAAGTGTTCATGCATTGTTTTCCCAGTGAAAAGTAACTTTTTAATAAATATTTTTTAGATAAACTGAGTCTAACGGAGAAAAACATGGCGACTCCTCAATTATCTCCTGGTGTACTTATCAGGGAAGTTGATTTAACAGTAGGGAGAGCTGATAATGTTCTCGATAACATCGGAGCAATTGCGGGTCCTTTCGTTAAAGGTCCTGTCGATGAACCAATCGATATTGCAACGGAAAATCAATTAATCAATACATTTGGAAAACCACTATCAACCGATGGTCAATATGAATATTGGATGACTGCATCATCATTCCTCAGCTATGGTGGAGTATTAAAAGTTGTTAGATCAAATGATGATTCTTTAAATAACGCAAATGCTGCTGTTGGCATGGCCAATACAACATTAAAAATTAAAAATTATGATGACTATACTTCAAATTATTCTGCTGATAGTGTATCTTGGGTTTTTTCTTCAAAGAACCCGGGTTCTTGGGCAAATAATTTAAAGGTTTGTGTTATTGACGATAAAGCCGATCAAATAATTGGAATTACCACTACTAATCTTCAAAATATAGGAGCAGTTGTTGGAAATGGTGTGACAGTTTCGATGAGTGGAGTTACAATTCCCGGAGATGGTACAACAAGTAATTTTACTGGATATGTGAAGGGTATAATCACGGGTGTTACCACTGACGCAACAAATGCAAACAGTAGTATTGACGTTAAAATTGTTTCTAGAGTTTCTTCAGTTGGAGTAGAAACTTCTATTGATTATAGACAATCTGATAGAGCTTCATCATATGTGGTTAATGATGTTTTGAATTTTTTCAATAATTCAGGAATTGCTACAGGAACAAGTTCTACTGCTTCTACAGTGTTAGATTGGTATGATCAACAAACTATTGGATTAACAAATTCAACAGTTTATTGGAAATCTATTGCAC